GCTTTCAGTCGCGTCCATATTGGCTTTCGAGGAGGCGGTCGAGCTTCTCGTTCATTCGCCGGATATCGACCTTGAGCTCGTCATAGGTCTTCTGAGTGCGCTCCTGGTCATTGATTCTGGCCTGCTGCAGCGTCTGCACAGAGCTCTCAACCAATGAAAGCCGCTCGTCCTGCTTGGATTGATCCCTGGCAATGGAAACCGCCAGCAACACAACGGTCACCAGGACTGCGATGGGGATGCCCTTGTCGATGTGCCAACCTCTGCGATCGCTCACTTCAGACACCGCCAACCTCGCCAGTCCGCATGATTTCCGACAACTCAACGGCTCTCACGCCAACCTGGCGGGCCCATTTCGAATTGAGCATTTCTTTTGCTGCCCGATCCCAGTCTCTGCGATCGATTGCGCTCCACATGTTCTTGAAGCCCATGAGGCCAGCAAAGCCCAGATTGAACGCCATATTCGCGATAACCGTCTGGCGAACAGGATCGAGATCACGGTATTCGTCGACGGTCTCCAGCTGGCGCTCAACCTGGTCGATATCGTTGTCGAGCATGAAGTCAGCCTCATCGCGACTGATGCCCACGTCTTCCAGGTTGCGACCATAGCCGACGGTCAGCTTGCCCACTGTGTCGAGGTAGGGCTTCAGGCGGAGGCCTTCGTGGCGCTCCAGCTGTGATCTGAGTAGTTGGCGATTCATAGGCATAAAAAAGCCCGCTCGGTGGCGGGCAGATCGGTTCATGGAGTAATCGGGCACAAAAAAACCGCCAGCTCCGAGGGGGAGGGCGGTTTCGTTCGAGGTCAGTTTGACCAGCTACCAAATAGTGTATCTGCTGGACCCCTGAAGTCAACATCTAGTGTCATGCGGCTGCAGATTCCTGATAACCGAGAAGGTACTCGAGTTGGCCATAGCCCTTTGTGACCCTCCGCTGAAATACCTTCACGGAGCAACCGAGCAGCTGGGCACAAGCGTAGTCGTTCCAATGGATCTCATAGCGCTTTTCGGTAAATGGATCGATGGCCACCTTGGTCCGCCCACGATAGAAGCGATCGACACAGAGGGCGTCTACCTGCTTTGGTGCCCTGCTGGCCATGCGGCTTAACCGATCGTAAGCCCGGGCAAACTCCTCAGGCATCTGGCGAAGCCGGATCTTCTCCAGTTTGTCCGCCAGCATGCAGAATCCATTGAACCCTGATCCGGATGGTGGCTTGCCCTCAAACTCTGCCCACATGCCCATGATGCTCCGGCCCTGGTGCGCCAGCTGATCGATGGTGTCCAGTCCCTGCATATAGGCGATGAAGCGGTCTACTTCCCGCTGGGCTGCTTCCCGGGCCCGGCGCTGGTCAGGCGTCTTTCGGTTTTGTTCGGCCATTAGTCCTCCTTGCGCCAGCCGGCGGCCCACACCATATTCGATATGCCCTGCTTGTTCAGGCCTAGACGGGAAGCCTCTGCAATTGTCTCTGTAAGACTGTTGCGGTCTCTCTGCTCCTACATTCCAGTCCGTGCTCCGCGTTTTTGTACCAATCGCCTGAAGGCGGAAAGAAATGCGTTGTGCCTTCCGGAGCATTCTCATCCCACCACTTCGGATCTCTCAGTTGCTGCTCTGTTGGACCTTTCATTTCAATAGCCTCCAAGTCTTTAGTGATCAATCTGAACCAATAATTTGGAAGAGGCATCACGCAGCTCCTTTTATCGAGAAAACGTCTTCCTGGAAGAGAACCCGCCAGGTGCTAATCTGGGCCCGGCGGAAATACCAGTCTTTATGCTCGCGCTCCATAGGTGGCCACTTCATTCGGCCATCGATCACGCTATGGCATGAATCACAGGCGAAGCAGGCGGACAGGTCGTCACTCTTTCGCGCGATGCCGTGGCTTTCATCCGGAAGGTGAGCGAGGACCGTTGTTGACCAGTCGCCATTGCACACGCCAACGATCTGCAAGGTGCAGGGCTGATTCCGGGCCGCGTCTCTGATCTTTTTCGAGTGTATCGGTGTCGTCTTCTGCAGCATGTCAGTCCCCGTGGTACCGTGATCCGCCAGCGCCGTAGCCCCGGCCGTTGCTCTCTGCCCTCATGGCCGCCAGCTGTCGCCTGACATCTACCAGCTCCTGGTTGCGCTCACGACACCGGACGCTTCGCAGCGATCGCAGGGCATCTCGTAAAACATAGGCTTCACGAAGCCACCCCCATGGCATTTCGGGCAGGGCTTGAGCGGTCGCTTCTCCTGGTTGAATGCTGGGCCCGATCGCTTCCTCATGCAGCCCTCCGCTTTTTCCTCAGAATGCGCGGATCCTCCCAGCCGACCAGATCCAGTTCGATATCGATCGCCTCGGGGCTTACCTGGTAATGCCGGGAGAGATAGGACTTCGTCAGTTTCGGCAGCTGCTGATCAATGCGGGCCTTCTCTGCGGCACACTGACGGATAAGTGCCTGGTCTTCGTCATCAAGGGCAACAACGGGCATATGCTCCCGGACCTTCTTGATCGTGAAAGAGCTGCAGCCAAATTTGACGCCAAGCAGCTTATCGGAGAGCTCCTCGGACTGGGCTCGCAGATAGGCGCCGTGCATGTAGTCTTTTGCCGCCTGGCGGGCTCTCATCTTGGTGAGGTGGTCTCTGCTCAAAATTCACCCCCACGATGGCTGTCCCAGTCAAAGATAATGGCTCGGCCACCACCTTCGCGGAGCCGATCGGTTGCTCTTTCGCCCAAGAATGACCTCACACCCTCAACGTCCAGGTTGCTGATCAGAATCATCGGGCGCATGTTCTCGTAGCGGGCATTGATGATCTCGAAAAGGATTTTCCGCTCGCTGTCGGTACCCATCTGGACGCCAACCTCATCGAGAATAAGAAGGTCTGGCTCGGCCAGCTGCTGGATCGCCTTCCGCTCGGTCTTCTCGCCATTTCGGTAGGTTTCCCGGACCACCCGAATCGCGTTCATGGTAGTCATGAATATGGCGGTGTAGCCTTCCCGCATTGCCTGGTGGGCAATTCCAATTGCCAGGTGCGTCTTCCCGGTACCGGGCCGGCCGGTCATGATCAGATTTGCCCCGGTGTCCAGGGCGTCTTCAAAGCTGTCTGCGAATCGTTTTGCTGAAGACAGAGCCCGCTTCTGACCTGAGGTCTGAGCGTTGTACGTATCCAGGGTGCGAGTCCGGTACCGCTTGGGGATTGCGGCCTGCTCCATTGCCCGCTCAAGACGGACCTGGCCGCCGTGGTCGATAAGTTTACGGTGCCGACGCTCTCTGGAACGCTCTATTCGTTCGGCTTCGCAGTCAGGGCAGGGTGACCAGCGGGTCTTTTCCCCGACGGGGACGCCGGTTGCCTCGAACTCGCCATGCTTCTCGCAGACTTTGGTGTCCGTGAGGATTTTGCTCAGAAGGCTGGTGACTGTGCTCATGATTAAAATACCCCCTCAGCGGTCACGCCGCGGCTGTAGTCCACCTTGCTCCAGTCCTGCTCTTCGGTTCTGGGCCCGGAATCGTTTTCCGAATCTCTCGTCTGCATGACGAGCTCCGTACCGGTTTTGTTCGTGGCGTCGCAGAGTTTCCCGTAGCGGATCACGCCGGCGAGCATTTCAGCGGGGTCGTAGCCGTCTTTGAGGCGATCATTCCAGCACTTGTAAGCCTTACGCTTCGGGTTGCTGCCAAGTCGCTTCGGATACCTGGACCAGGCCAGCTCAAACTCATGGGGATACTGAAAACCCTTGGGTGTTTTCTCCGCGCCGGAGTCTTCATCCTCCGAGGGCTCATCGCTTGCCGATGGGCCATCAGTCTTTTCCATGGATTCAGGATTCGGAGAATCAGGATTCAGAGAATCAGGGCGAGATCTACCGTTGCTGTTTTGTGGGTCTACGGTAGGTTTACCGTGAACCTCCCGTGAATCTACCGTAGGTTCACCGGTACTCTCTTGGTCGTTACCGTTGTTAGGCTGTGGGTCTTCAGTTTTGACCGGAATTTCTCCTGTTTCCGGCTTGCCATCTCCGGTAGGTCCACCGTCTTGCCC